CTTTGCACCATTCGTAATTAAAGGCCATAAAAAGGTTCTTATTTTATCCGATGTGCATCTACCCTACCACAACATCGAAGCCCTCACGGTGGCCCTGAATTACGGCAAGAAAGAGCAACCCGATGCTATACTGCTTAACGGGGATATTTTGGACTGTCATAAGCTATCACGGTTTGTTAAAGACCCGAAAAAAAGGGACTTCGCATCCGAACTAGCATCATTCAAAGATTTCTTTGCTATCCTGCAAAAGACATTCCCAAAGGCAAAGGTTTACTACAAGTTAGGAAATCACGAAGAAAGGTATCAGCATTTCTTATTGGAGAAAGCGCACGAACTTATAGGAGTGGAAGAGTTTGATCTTGCCAACATCATTAAAGCAAGGGCATCCGGTATTGAAGTGATAGGCGATAAGCGGCCTATCCGAATGAATAACCTTTGGGGGCTGCATGGACACGAATACCCTGGGGGAATATCGGCACCGGTGAACCCTGCAAGGGGCTTGTTCCTTCGTGCTAAATTATCATGCTTTCAAGGCCATAACCACCAAACATCGGAGCATACCGAACCGACACTATCCGGGTCAATGGTAACCACATTTAGTATCGGTTGCCTTTCGGAACTGCATCCGGCATTCATGCCACTCAATAAGTGGAATCACGGCTTTGGGTTTGTCGAACTTGCCAGCGATGGTGAATCTTTTGAATTTAGGAATAAACGTATTTACAAGGGTAAACTATTATAATATGAAGGTCATCCATCGCAAATTAGGCAAGGAGAAAGCCGATGGATTGGCGCACATTGATAGCAACACCATTGAAATTGATGAGCGGTTAAAAGGCCGCTATCGCCTTGAAATCACCATACACGAAGCATTACACATACTATACCCGAAGGATAGCGAAACGGCTATCATACGCAAGTCAAAGCGGCTCACGAAGGTTCTGTGGGAACAGGGGTATAGGAAAGTAGAAAAGTGACCACCGTACAGGACTCGAACCCGTATCACCCAGCTACAATGCAGGGGCTCTACCTTTGAGCTAACAGTGGTGCCGTAGTGATTATAGCGTGTATTTATGTGTTAGTGGCAACCGTAGGATACCCGACACCGAGCATCCTACGAACCACAATTATATGTTACTGTTTGAAAGAAAACTTTTCACCGAGTAACTCAATTCTTTGTCCAAGTATCTGTAAATACTCGTTCATTAATCTTGACTGTTTGTAAAGCAAATCTTTGTTTTGCCTATCAAGGTCAACAAATTTTTGCGTTCTCATAAAGTCATTTAAGGCGTTTGTTTTTGTCGCCAACTCTTGTGCTTCAATTAGAAGTCTGTCAAAAAATGAATTTTCCATTTTATAATTGTGGGTTTTACAAAGCCCGCCCAGAGCATTATCGTGAGAAGACCAGCAGCCGCTTTGTCCGCCACCTGACTGTTTTATTTTGAATTGAATATTTTTACTATTAGTTCACTTAAATCTATTACTGTTTTTGACCCATCAATAAACAGAATACTATATGACGGTTCTTCAGGATTAACTTCTGTTTCATATATCTCACCATCTTTATCTTGGTGAGGATATACATGAATATATTGATTAAAGCTAATATACTTAATTTTTTTCTCGAATATTTTTTCAAATATTTCTTTCATAACTTTTTAATTATTAGCAGTCAGGACAGGATTCGAACCTGTATAGGATAATTGTTAAAGTCCATTTTCACATTGTACAATGCGTTATCCCTAAACTCGTCTGCGTCTACCAATTCCGCCACCTGACTATTTGCTTACTTATCCTCCCTCCCATGCTCACTTTCATACTTGCCCAATTGATAGGCAGCGTAAACCGTGAACAGAAATAGGACTGCTGCAAAGATTACCATTTTAGTTGATTTTCGATGTTGATTAAATGGGTTACAATATCCCCAGGGTTCTTTAAACTATGCTGATTATCAATGTATTTGATGCTATAAAGCACAGATGTATGATCCCGGTGGAATAGACGGCCAATAGCTTTAACGGGCATCTTTAACTCTGAACGCAAAAGGTACTGGGCTATTTGACGGGCCATTACCATCTTTGCCATTCTTGACGGCCCCATGAGGCCCTGCATGGTTACATCGAAGTATTTTGACACCGTGTCGATGATAATAGTAACACTTATGCGGTCTTGGGTCATAAGACCGGGAGCTGCGTAATAGTTTAGCATATTGTTCCAATTTGTTGATAATGATTGCCATTCGGGAGTATGGCATATCGGATGGTGAATTGATACGGGGGGCCTTGTTATTCTTCGTATAGAATGGTGTGTTTGTTTTCTTAACATGGTTTGCTAAAATTTGAATGTAATCGTTTGGGTTCATGATAGAGTATTGATGGTAAATAAAACCCCCGACAGAATTGCCGGGGGAAACCAAAACCCAACTTATGCACTCACGAAATTAACTAATTCCGATGAAAAGGACAAGCTATCCAACATGGTGCGATAAACTTCCTGACTGCCATCGCTGAAGGTTATACGCTTGGTCATATACGGTATGTGCATTGCATCTAGGTCGAAGTCCTGCATGAAGTTCCACATGGAGTTATACTCCTCGTAGCGGTTCATGAATGGGTTAAAAATCTCAAATACTTGCACTTCCGAAATCGGCCGCTTTGTCGGCTGGATGTAGTAGTTAATCTGCTGACAGACTGAACCATCATCATTGTAGGTTTGAATCATTCCACCTGTTTCTGTGAGGAACTCATCAAATTCTAAGTGGCTGCGTTCTGCGTAGTGCATGGCTTGTGTTCGGGTTGATACGGCTAACTTAATCATGGGGTTGGGTTTTTATTGGTTAATTAAAAGATACAAGTTTTTTCTTAATTGTTTTTTTCAGATTATCCCAAGATGGCGAACTGAACATTTTGCCGTTAATAATGCAAGAATAATCGCTTTTACGGGTAGAGGGTGCGTAAAATTGTGTTACTTCAATGCCTCTGTAGATTTTAATCGTTGTCATGGTTTTTGGTTTTGATTTGATATATCAAAGATACGGGTATTTACTCACAACTTCCAAATATTTTTGGAATTATTTTTGCAATTTTGTTGCATTTTCTACTAACTTGCTGATTTTCAATACTTCCGCATCGTCTAAATATGTCTTATTATTCACCCATTCATGCAGTTTTAACTTACGCAGGCCAACTTTGCGCTCAATAGCGGAGAGGTTGAACACATGATCAGAGGTCAGTAGCTGGTGTAGTTTGTCGGATTTAGTCATTATCTTCTGCTCCCTTTCCATTTGTTTGGCTTGTTCATATAAATCTGCAAGTTCTGAATGATGTGATTCATGTATCATATCAACAATCATTTCACAAAACCAATCAACTGCTGTCTGTTGTGCCATAGGTTATTTAGTTTTATGCGATATTTAACTGACTGTAATCAATCGTAAACACCGCTTCAATATATTCTATGTAGCAAGTACCGTCACTTTCATTCCCTTGAATGTAAACTTGTGTTCCTTTTTTAAGATGCCAATAACCATTTTCCCAGTGTTCACTTTCGGGTAAAAAATCTTCTTTAAGTGTTGCGAGTTTACCTTTAAAAACATCGCATAACACGGGTTTGGCAAAATTGCCGTTCTGTTCCACTGCCGTTAGGTTATTCGCCATTTTCATTAAAGTTTTCAGTTATAAATTCAAGTACTTCTTTAAAAGCAGCGATGCGGTTGACTGCCACCTTGCGGTAATAGTCGGCCATAGGTTTCTGATGGTTTTCTTCCCAATGGTCTTTGTTTTCCTCGGCTTCCTTTATCTTTTCATTAAGGAACTCAATAATCGGAAACGCTGGGTTGTCTGTGTTGTCTGTCATAAATTATAGGTTTGTTTCAGCAAAAATAAAAAATATTTTTGTAATTCCAAATTATTTTGCATCTTTGACTTCTAAACTCAATTATTTATGCAACTACAAAAAGCACAACGGAAGCAGACAATGCTTCGGCTAAACCTGTCAGCCCCAAGTGGCGCAGGTAAAACCTATTCTGCCCTTTTACTAGCCAAGGGCCTTGTTGGAGATTGGGATAAAATCGCAGTAATTGACACGGAGAATGGTAGCGCATCTCTGTATAGTCATTTAGGCGAATTTAACACCATACAACTTGAACCACCATTTACACCTGAACGCTACATCCAGGCACTTGACATTGTTATCAATGCTGGAATAAAATGCGTTATTATTGATTCATCCACTCACGAATGGAGTGGCCCGGGGGGATGCCTTGAAATCAATGATAAACTTGCCCAACTCAAATACAAAGGCAACGCATGGGCAGCGTGGTCAGAAACAACACCCCGACATGATGCCTTCGTATCCAAGGTACTTCACTCACCTTTACACGTTATTACCTGCACACGCTCAAAGATGGAAACTGTAATGGGCGAAGGTAAGAAGGTACATAAAGTAGGCATGAAAGATATTCAGCGTGATGGATGGGAGTACGAACTAACCGTATCTTTAACACTTGATAGAGATACACACCTTGCAATTGCATCAAAAGATCGTACTAACCTATTTGAGGGTAAAGATGCTTTTATAATTACTGAAAAAACCGGTGAAATGATACGCAAATGGTGCGATACGGGAGTAGCTGATATGCCTACACCACCCCCTGCCCCATCCCGTACAACCGTATCTGATAAAGTTTTCAAGGATGCCTTAAAGAAAGTTAAGGAAGGCGCAATGCTCAAAGATGGCTCAAAGTCAGTAGCTGCATGGCTCGTTGAAGATGTTGAACTAACTGAATCGCAGGTGGCCGCATTAACTCAAGTATTAAACGAAGGAGGTGAAGATGGAACTAATTAAATTCAACCATACCACTAAAGAGCAGCGTTCGGAGGTGGTAAATGAAATAATGAATGAAGTGCTTAACGGCCGTGTTAACCCGTTAGAACTGCACCTGCGATTGAAGTCAGTAGAGGAAGTGATTAAGGCCCTGACATCAATGCCAGCGTACAAAGGCATCCTACTTGATGAAGCGCAGAAACACGGCAAGTCCTTCCAGTACCAAAACGCAAAGGTAGAGGTGAAGGAGGTTGGTATTAAGTTAGACTATTCTCAATGTGGCAATAGTACGTTAGCTGATTTGTACTGCCAGGAGGAAGCTATCTCTGCCCGAATTAAGGAATTGGAAACCTACCACAAATCACTTCCCATCTCCGGCATTGAAGTACTTGACCCCGTATCGGGCGAACTTGAAAAACATTATCCACCTGCGAAAACTTCCACAACATCTGTGGCTTTTACGCTTAAATAACATTTTATGACAGAACAAGAAGCACAAGATAAATTCGGCAATTACATTAAAGATGCTGCCTTTCCTCAAACGGTAGAAACTTCCGAAAAGATTTTCCACACCAAAGGTCTCACCAAACGTGAATACTTTGCTGCAATGGCATTGCAGGGGATATTGGCAGACGGGATGGATATTCATCTACATGAACAAGGACACGCAAAAAAAGCAGTATTGTATGCCGATGCCCTTATCAAAGCACTAAACGAATCACAACCCTAAAATCTTATAAAATGAGAGTAATAAAAACAAAAGACACAAAAGACCATCTTTGCAGATATTGTCAAAATGATTTTGCAACTTGTCCAAAAGCTAATCATATTAAGTTTGGCGATGGTTTTGGAAATGACAATGTAATTGAGTGTAGTGAATTTGTAGTAACAAGTTGGCATAATAATTTTCCCATAGAAGGTACAGATATATTTGTTAAGCGTGTTGACCTGAATTTCCCATAACATTTTTTGCACATAGCCGATGTCCTAATCAAAGCACTAAACGAATCACAACCATAACTCTTAACGGCACCGGCTCCCGATACCCGGCCTTGACATGAGTACATTTTACAACGGCAGTATTTGCCTAAGCGACATCCCAAAGGAAAAAATAACCGAAGGGAAAAACGGAAAGAAGTATCTGAACATTACCCTATGGGTAAATGACACACCCGATCAGTACGGCAACATTGGCAGCGTACAGGTTTCTCAAACGAAAGACCAAAGGGAAGCAGGGGAAAAGAAGCAGTACATCGGGAACTTTAAGCAGCCGAATGCAGCAAGTACACCAACACCCACTGCAACGGCATCAACACCAGTACTTGAAGACCTCCCATTCTAAACCAACGGGGGAGGATAGCAACTCCCCCTTAATTTTACACCATGACCATCCACCAATACATCGAAAGAAAATACTTCCGGCTTAACACCACCGCCAAACTAGAGAAAGGCAAAATGTACCGCCTTGTTAATGGCCGATGGATGCCAGAACGTGAATTTGAGCGCATCTTCCCACTACCTTTGAAAGTGGGGATGAAACCGAATCCGGATAGCAGAAAGACATACTTATTATGAAACACTACCCCGAATGGCGGCTACGATATAACACCGCCCATTATAACTACACCCTGCAACGCACACCCAATGTTATCCGGGATGGGTTCTACACCGGGCCGACACTACCGAAAGTAGCAACGGCAAATGGACTGACACAATTCATCTGCAACTTCATTAACTGGTCAGGATTCAGGGCAACCCGTATTAATACAATGGGCCGAATGGTAGGCGGCCGATGGATACACTCTACAACTCGCAAAGGGTCAGCCGACATTAGCAGCACCATTAAAGGCCGTTCAGTGATGTGGGAGGTGAAGGTAGGCCGTGACCGCCCCCGCCCCGAACAACTTGCAGAACAAGCCAAAGAACGGGCAGCAGGTGGGATGTATGAATTTATATCTACACCGGAGCAGTTCTTTGCTATCTTTGACACCCTATAAACCAAAACCCCAAATGCACGAATACCACGATTACCGAGAACTCGGCCTCACGGTCATCCCTATACAATGGGATAGCACAAACAAACAACCCGTATCACACCGTAATTGGAGCAACCCCGATGATCTACAACTCCGCCCGGATGATAACGGCATAATGATAAAGACGGGCAACGGTTACGGATGTTTAGACTTTGACCTAAAGAACACGAAGGACAAAGAAATATTCAACAAATGGATGGGTATAATCAGCAATGAAGCACCAGATATACTCAATAACCTATTTATAGAGCAAACGAGGAACAAAGGGTATCACGTTTGGATGAAGTACGGCAACCTCCCAACAAAGACCGCACTTGCAGAATCACCCGAAGGAAGCGAAGTCATTGCCCTGTACTCCAATGGCCCGGTAGTTTATACCTACCCCACACCAGGTTATACCGAATGGCACCAGTCAATGGCCGATGTAGAGGAACTAAATGAGGCGCAATTCAACTACCTGATAGAAGTTTCACAATACTTTAACGAATATCAGCCAAAGTATGACCCTAATAAGAAAGCGGTAAGCTATCCAGAGGGGTATGAGCAGCAATTGAGCCAGTATGATTCGCAAATATCCGATGATGATTTTGATGCCATACTGCACGAAATAGGGCTATTCCCGGTAGATACATACCGTTACTCAAAGAAGGACAAATTCACCGCCTACAGGCGCAAGGGAAGTGAATCGGCCGGCATATCTGCTAAAGTCTATTATCAGTCCAGGAGGGTTATGATATTTAGCGCATCATTGCACACCTTTCCGAATTGGCACAATAGGCACGAATACCCGGTATGGTCACTGCCACCATCATTTATTCTGTTCTACCATTTGAACCGGGATTGGAAAGCAGTACTCAAACGCATAGGCATTGAAGATGCAGCCAACGGCTATCCTACGGGTATTTTTCCACAGAGTGTTGAAAAATCAATACATGAGGTGGCAAGAGAAAAATCACTACACCCCGAATTTTTGGCAACTGCTGGACTATACACCATCGCATCCCTTGCCGGCAACTGCTATACTTCCGACCTACCGGATGAAACAAAAAACATCATTTTTGCCATAATGATTGCCCCGGTATCGGTAGGTAAAACTCCGGCATTCAAAACAATGTGCGAAAACCCACTAAAGGACCTGATGGCAAGGGAGGATAAAGAATACGAAGCCGAAGTACAGGAATGGGCACGGGAACGGGCCGAAGCCAATGCCAACAAGCAGCCATTTAATAAAGCACATCCCAAGCGATTCATCCCCTTTGCCGTTGATGGTACCACAGAGGGCTATATTGGGCTAATGCAGGACCAATCTGCAGGGATGGGAATATATCACGATGAAGCGGAAACCATCCTAAATGCTGGGGCGCATAAGGCTAATAACGATGCAATTTCCTTTTTCACCCAAGCATTCAGCGGTGGCCGCTACACTCAAATCAGAGCTGACCGGACAAAGGAAAGGGTGGTGAAATCGCTGAATATGTCGCTGCTAATGGGTACGCAACCATCCCGGCTAAAAAACCTATTCGGAGCAGATCGTATCCAATCGGGGTTTGCATCCCGTTTCCTGCTAGTACAGTCCGACTATCTTAAACTAAAAGAAGATGTATCCCCGTTCACGGAAACCCGGCAAATGTGCCAGGAGTGGAAGGACCTACTTTTTGAACTATACAAACGCAACAAGCTATACTGCAAAGGAGATACCCCACAAATCAAAATAGTAATCACAGAACAGGCGGTACCCGTTTTAGAGAAGTATTACCGTCAGCAGCGAATTGATGCCAATAAAAGGCACGAAAACAAGGCAGAGGACTATGTTATGGGTACCGAAGCAAAGATGTCAGCTTATTACTTTCGATTCTGCCATTTGATTGCAATCGCTCACAACACCATGTGTCCGATAATTACTGCCGAAGTTGCTGAACTTGCATGGAAGTTATACCGTTGGTACGCTGAATCAACGGTCAATATCCTTGCAGGAATTTATACGGAAAATGAATCAGGGCTGCCGGCTGACTTACGGCTACTTATGGATAATCTTCCGGCTAAATTCACCACAAAGGAAGCCGAAGCACTTTGCATCCGGCTCAATATTCGGCCCAAACGATTCATTGATTCCATGCGCAGACATGACTTTGCCAGGCACTTCAAACGTATCGCACACGGTCAGTATGAGAAACTGATATAATATGACAAACGTATTTAATTTTAGCGGAGGTAAGACAAGTGCATACATGGTGCTGCACTATTGGAAACCAGGTGATTTAGTGATATTCACCGATACTGGTAGAGAGCATCAGAAAACGTATAAATTCATACATGACTTTGAAGCATTTGAAAATATATCAGTAATCAAAATAACTTACAAAGATTCGGAAACTCCATTTGATACACTACTTGAAACCAAGAAACATAAAGTTATACCTAACAGGGTTAAAAGATTCTGCACCAATGAGTTAAAGATAAAAACCTGTAAGAGATATCTACGCTCAATCGGAATAAGAAAGTTTAACAATTTTATAGGATTTAGGGCAGATGAGCCATTAAGAGTTAATCGCAGAAAACAAAAGTTTGTCAATGTCATTGATAAATTTCCTCTATACGATGACGGCATAACAAAGCCAATGATTAACGCATATTGGGCCAATAAGCCGTATAATTTGGAGATACCTTCAATACTTGGAAATTGTACATTGTGTTTTATGAAAGGTAAAAATGCTATCATTAACATTCTTGCGACATACCCAGAATTAGCAGAGCCGTGGATAAAAGATGAGGAAAGGTCAAATAAACATACATACTTCGATGACGTTTCTATAAAACAACTCCTATCCATCGCCCAAAATAACCTATTCAAAGACATAGATCTTAACAATGTTACACCTGCGTTTGACTGCGCTTGCACAACGTAACAACAATTTTCGATAGACAAATCCGACCCCCGGTGTTTCTACACTGGGGTTTTTTTTGCCAGGCCAGGTGCAATTATGCTGCAATAATTGCGTCAAAATTGCGATAATTGCAGCGAGTGCAATTTTGTAACCTATTGATATTCATAGCGTAACTGCCAATAATTGCATAATTGCGCAATTTTCTAAGATAATAATAATAATATCTCTTTATATTTTAAGGCTAATATAGGAATAGGGGGAATGCAATTTTACTGCAATTTTGCAATTTTCCCTGATAATCAATGAGTTACGTGCAATTTTGGTGCAATTTTATGCAATTTTGTGCAATTTTGGTATTTTGGATGGGATGTCGGTAACTTTGTAAACAACAAGTAACTACAACGTGCCGAAGAAAGGACAAACAAATAACCCGAATGGCAGACCGAAGGGGTCACCTAACAAGGCCACAAAGACGGTAAGGGAGCATTTCGCCCATGCTTTCAACCTGCTGCAAGAATCGGACACGGCTAACCTGCACCAATGGGCGCAATCCAACCCCACCGAATTCTACCGCCTTGCTTCCAAACTTATACCGATGCAGGTGAGCAATGACCCGGAGAATCCGATGCCAAGCGTTATCATCCAAATCATTCCGGACCCGGATTGTAAACCGATTGAATGATATTTCGGACATTAACCGACACAACCCAACCCAATGAATGAAAAGCAATGCACAGTATGTGAAAAACTATGTTGCAGGTTAAAGATGGATTTCACAAAATCTTTTTGTTACTTTTGTGAACACAAAGCCAACCCCTTGCAAATTCATTACAACTTTGCCACACGCAGCCGGCCGCATAAGATGGCTGCTGCAATAGCCACCATCAAAGCATATTCCCACAAATCGGACTGGACTATTGGTCTAGTCATTGACGATGATGATCGGGCTACACTAGATTCACCCCAACTTATGGATGTTTTGCAGGACAAACGTATCTACGTTGTACCTGGAACAAGTAAAAACAAGATTCACGCAATCAACCGGGGTATGGTAGATTGGAAAGGTGATATTGTTGTGAATATGTCGGATGATATGCGCTTCATTGCCCCTGGCTATGACATCGCTATCATTAACGCATTTGGTGGCAACCTTGACCAGTTTATTCACTTCCCTGATGGAAGGGTGAATCACCTGCTGCCTACGATGAGCATAATGGGCAGGAACTACTATGACCGTGATGGGTACATCTACCATCCGCAATATGAAAACCTGTGGTGCGACAATGAAGCTATGGACGTGGCTAAATTACGTGGGTGCCATAAGTACATCAACCGCCAAATATTCGACCATGTTCACCCTGCATGGACGGGCGAGAAACCCGATGCCCTGTTAGAGAAAACGCAATCAACATTCCGGGCTGATGAAATAACGTATATCCGTAGAAGTAAGCAAGGATTCCCAAAACATAACGTATAACAATAAAACCATATTGGTGAGGTCAACGAAATGATATAAGACATGAAACTATACACAGAAAAAGAAGTAAGAATTGCTATTGAATTAGCACAAGAATGCGATTCAAATCCCGGGGGTGGCTATTTTATATATTCTAATCCTAATGGAATAATAGAAATTTTAACCCCAATAGAACTACCAAGTGATGATGAGATAGAAGATAGGTCATTATCAGAAGAACAAGAAAAAGGGTTTAGAGATGGTGCCAAATGGGTAAAAGATAAAATATTTCCTTAATCCAAAACATAACGCATGACACCGAAAGACAAAGCAATAGAGTTGGTAGATAAGTATAGCAAATTTGATTTCAGTACTTTGTCAGTTATCAAACAACGTCAATATGCCAAACAATGCGCATTAATCGCAGTTGATGAGATAATATCGTATTCAAGTGAATGGGATGATAGTAATTATTGGGAACAAGTAATAGCCGAAATCGAAGCCCTATGACCCTCTCCATCCTAATTTGCACCATCCGTGGCCGTGAAGGTTACCTTTCACAACTGCTGCAATCACTTGCACCGCAAAGAAGGGATGATGTAGAGATATTGGTTGAATCGGATGATAGGCAAATGACAACGGGCCGCAAACGTAACATACTGCTGCAACGCAGTACCGGAAAGTACGTTGTGTTCGTGGATGATGATGATGCTATTGCTGATACCTATGTGAGCGATATACTCAAAGCAGCAGAAAGTGACCCCGATGTAATCGTATTCAACGGCACTATGACCACCAACGGCAAGGATGAACGGAAGTGGTACATTTCGAAGCATTACGGCTATGAAGCCAAGAACGGGGCGTATTACCGCTACCCGAATCACATTGTGCCAATACGTAGGGATATTGCGATTCAATTCAAGTTCATGGATATTACGGTGGGGGAAGATTATCTTTGGGCAACTGCGATACATACTTCGGGACTGCTCAATACGGAGGTGAAGATTGACAAGGAACTTTATCATTATCAATTTAGGACTAACAAATAAACCTATGGCACAACAGAAACTATACACAGAATTTGAAGTAAAATTTGCTATGGACATAGCAAGATGTCAACCTAATTTAACTTTTGATGAAGTTTTAGAACAGCTAACCCCAATCGAACTACCAAGTATGGCACAACAGACAGCAGTAGAATGGTTGGAACAAGAAATAAGAAAGTTAAATATAAAAGTTGATGGGGCTGTTCAAGATTCTGCAATTAAAATACTTGAACAAGCCAAACAAATGGAAAGGGAGCAGATAGAGAATGCGTATTGGGATGGAGGGCAAGATGTACCAACCAACGCAATACGTTGTGAAGAATACTACACCAAAACCTTCGGCAAATGAGATACTCCCAAAATAACGAACAGGACATCATCCTGCAATACTTCGGTAACCGCAAAGGGTTCTTTCTTGACATAGGTGCAAACGATGGACAAACTTTGTCCAATACCTATGCCCTGCAATTACAGGGGTGGAGCGGTGTACTTGTAGAACCAAGCGAAGAAGCATTTAACCGTATCAAAGTACGTTACGGGTTGAAAAAGTTCAATGTTGCTATTGGTACGGAAGATGGGCATTGTACGTTTCACGAAATGGGCAACCACCTCAACGCTGGGGATGTGTCGCTGCTATCCACTATTAAGAAAACAGAGTTAAAGCGTTGGCCGGGGGTGGAGTTCAAAGAACGTATGACAGAGGTATGGACTTACAAAACACTACTCAAACATTCCCCGTTTAAGTTCTTTGATTTCATAAGTATTGATGCAGAAGGGGTGGACTATGAGATATTGGAACAGATTGATCTCAAATATACTGACATGGTTTGCATTGAGCATAACTCTAACCCTGACTTATTTCAGTTGATTAAAGAATACTGCAATAAGGCAGGTCTGACCAAAAAATTACTTAACAATCTTGAAAACGTAATATGGGCAAGGTAATCGTATCCCTTTCCTCCACCGGTAGGGAAAACTACAATGAGGCGCAGTTAGGATTAATACGCAGTATTGACCGAAAGGCACCCGACTATGACACTCACCTGCGTAGTGTTGATGGATATGTTGATGAATACCTGGAACGCAAAATAATCCTTGGCGATTGGCCGGAATCAAAGCGATGGGGCAAGTCATGGAATCATCAGAATATGCCATACCAGTTCAAGCCGTTTATGGTAGCCGAAGCGTTGGAGAAAGGATACCGGAAGATAATTTGGTGCGATTCCACAATCCGGGTACATCAAAACCCCGATCCGCTCTGGGCGTTAGCAGCCGAACATGGTATAGTTGCATGGGATAATGAAGGACACGAACTTCACAAATACATGCCAGACCATCAAATCGCATGGTTAGGGTTAAAGGACTACACAGAAATCAAACAAATGTATCAGATAATGGCTTGTTGCATCATGTTCGACTTCGACCATCCTGCAACGATGCCTATCTTTGAAAAGTGGATACAAGGGGCAAAGGAGAACTGCTTCCACCACAATGAAAGCAAGAATCCGCATTACGTTAGCAGCAGACATGACCAGGCGTTATTATCAGGGTTGATGAACATGACAGGTATTCCGGTGCAGCCGTATGGTGGATTAGCATACAGGCACTATTTGCCTGTTGAACCTTATTTCATAAATTGGGGGGTTAAAGATTAAACTATGGAATACACACACGAAGAATTAAATAAACGACAAAGAACTCAGTTGTGGTTACTTGTTTATGTTGAGTGCATAAAGAAACCAAATGCAGGATGGGAATCGGCATGGTTTGAAGCAAATAACGCAGTTCGGGCATTCGATGAAACATTCTCTAAACCTAAAGAAACACAACCATAATGGGCTACACACACGAAACAACACGCATAATCGACCCCTACTTACCACACGTTCAATCGGTGGTAGATTTAGGAGCGCAGAATGATTACCGGGTACCATTGCCCGCACCTTACACCAAAGATTCATACTATGCCGGCAAAGACTACGAATCCATTGACATATCAGGGGAGAATGGAAGCACCCCGCTGGACTTATCCAAGCTACACAAATTCGAAAAGCAGTTTGATTTACTTGTGGATGCCGGCACATCCGAACACGTTGGAACAAACGGGAAGCACGACATCAAGGCCATATACAACTGCTGGAAGAACAAGCACAACCTCGTTAAAGTGGGAGGATACATCATATCAGAAAACCCAAAAACAGGCAACTGGCCAGGACATGGATTCAACTACTACACAGAAGATTTCTACAAAAGACTTGCTGAAATATGCGGTTATACTCTGCTTTCTGTCGGTAGCGTTGCTGCTATGGGCAATTATACAGATGGCTGGAATGTCTATTCGGTACTTCAAAAGAATAAAGAAACATTTTGCACGTTAGATGAATTTAAAGAGTGTGGTATTAAAACCAATTAAAGCAACCCCGGTATTCTTTGAGAATCTCAAAGCGTATAAAGGCCCGGCACCCATTATCTGCAATGAGGGAGGAAGCCGTAGTTCGAAGTCATACTCCGAAGTGCAGTTATTGGTACTGATAGCAATGGATGAGCCTGGCAAACGTATAAGCATCGTATCGCACTCCTTACCCCACATCAAACGTGGAGCATATCGTGATTTTAGGCAGATTATGACTGATTGGGGCATTTGGGATGATGACTCATTCTCCTTCACCGACTTTGTGTATAAGTTCCGCAATGGCAGTTATATTGAACTATTCGGACTTGAAGATGAGGGGAAAGCACGTGGACCGGGCAGGGATATACTATTCATCAATGAAGCGAACCTGATTAGAAAGTCATTATTTGACCAGTTGGCAATGCGGACAACGGGCAAGATATTCCTCGATTGGAACCCTGCCGACTTCGTTTCTTGGGTGTACGATGTAGCCGACAATCCGAATAACGCTAGGATACATTCTACCTATTTAAACAATTTACCGAACCTTTCCCCAATGCAGATAGGCATCATTGAGGGGTATAAGAACCTACCCGATGACTTTATGTGGAAGGTGTACGGCTTGGGGGAACGTGGGGCAGCAAAGGAGATAATTTACACACAATGGCAAATAACCGACCAACTGCCCGAAGGTGGTGATGTGTTCTATGGGTTGGACTTTGGATATGTTCACCCATTGGCACTTGTTAAGGTGGTACATTACGAAGGTGCTAACTATGTGCAACAATTACTATACAAGTCAGGGTTAACCCCATCCGAAATGATAAAGGAGGTGAAAGATTACATCCATGACCGCAAACCCGTGTACTGCGATGCGGCAGAGCCGAAAAGCATTGAGGAACTATACAGAGGCGGTATCAATGCGCAACAAGCGAATAAGGAAGTATGGCCGGGGATACTGAAAGTGAAATCATATCCATTGTACGTTCACAAAGATAGCAGGGAACTAATCAGGGAACTGCAATCGTATAAGTGGAAGAAGGACAAGAATGACAATGTTGTGGATGAACCTGTTAAAGAATTTGACGATGCATGTTTTGTAGGCGAAACACAAATAACAACAATTAATGGTCAAAAAAGAATTGATGAAATAAAAGTAGGCGATTTAGTATTAACAAGGAATGGGTATAAAAAAGTGTATGCCGTGCATAATAACGGAGTGAAACAAGTGCAAAAGTATTTGATGCAATTCGATACGCATTCGGTATATTTGCATTGTACTTCAAATCATTTAATTTATACTCAAAACGAATGGACAAAGATTTCGAAATTAGAATTAATGGAAACGGTAAGCCATATCAAACATTTAATGGCAGACCATTCACATTACATCCCGGAGCAAGGTATTTCACAAATGGGCCACTACACATGCATTGGTACGTTTGGGAACACTACAACGGGAAAAGAGAAAAAGGGTATCATATTCATCATAAAGATGGGAATTCATGGAATAATCAAATATCTAACCTTGAAAAAATCAAATCCTCTACACATCTTAGTAAGCATATTAAACAAAGGATTAAAGACAACCCTGAAAAGTTCAAAGAGTTCTATGCAAAAGGAATTGAAGCAGCAAAGCAATGGCATAAAAGTGCAGAAGGTATCGAATGGCACAAACAACATGCAGCTAAAAACAACTTCGGGAAACCATTATCTATTGAATCAAAATGCATGCATTGCGGAAATGAATACATCGCAAAAACAAAGCATTCAAAGTTCTGCCATCCAAACTGCAAAGCTAAAGAACTTCGAGTGCGTTACAAGTTGGCAGGAAAGAGTTTACGACCTAAGCGTTGAAGATGAGCATGAGTATTTTGCTAACGGGATATTAGTCCATAATTGCGATGCTATGAGATATGCCATCTTCACCCATCTACACAAGCCACAATTCCAGGTAGCCGTTTGGTAAGGTAATTCGGTGTAATTTTGTTACTAAATCTTTAATATGGGGGTATTTGATTTTCTTAAGCGCAAAGCTGCACCTATAAAATCACCTGTTCAAATTTCGGTAGAGCGTGGTCTGTTAACTTGGGACGGGCAGAACCAAGCCGAAATCGTGAAAGATAGTTACATGGGCAATGATCTTGTCTATGCTATCATTACACTAATTACGCAAAAAGCGAAGGTTGCTCCGTGGGGAGTGTACCGGATAAAGAATAAGGATGCCGCTAAAAGATACAAGGCAATGCTCCTGGACCGTGAGCCGGATATGCGGAAGCTATACGAACTCAAAGAACAAGCGTTAGAGCCGTATAAGGATGTGAGGTTAGAAGAAATGCTGAAATACCCGAACAGTGATGATACATGGGCCGACATCATCGAACAATGGGTAGGGTTTAAGAAGATAACGGGCAACGCATTCATGTACGCAAAGATGGTTGGTGAAGCATCGGTGAACAAGGGTAAGCCGTTAGAGGTTTATATGCTTCCTAGTCAGTACATGGCAGTTAAGGTGGATATTGACCAATTCCCACCAAAGAAAGTGGCCTATCAACTTTACTACGGGCAGTACATCCCGTTCAATACGCTGGAAATTCTGCATGATAAGTATTTCAATCCAGAATGGTCAGCAACGGGAGGGCAGTTATACGGCCTTTCACCGCTACGTGCTGCAAGTAAGGTGCTGACCCGTTCAAATTCATCAAAAGAAGCAAGCGTAGCAATGTTTGACAACATGGGGCCGCTAGGTGTGCTATACATGGACGATGTACGCTTCGACCCATTGTCCGGTGCAAGTCAGGCACAGGCACTAAAGCAGTCAATATCTACGAATACGGGAGCCGGGAAGTACGGAAGTACTGCAGTATCGGGTTACAAAGTAGGATGGGCGCAAATGGGCTTGCCGGCGAAAGATTTGCAGCTAATAGAATCAGAGAAATGGGATAAAGAAGCACTTTGCTCAATTTACGGTGTACCACCCGTACTGCTTGGAAGCCAAGAAGCTGCGACATACAACAACATGAAAGAAGCGGAGAAATCTCTCACCCTTCGTGCCGTTCTTCCCGAACTTGTCGCAATCCGTGATAACATTAACCGCAAGTTGTACTCCGATTGGGGTTACAAGGACACAGATATTTGCGTTGACTTCGATATGACCGTATATCAGGAGTTGGAAGCGAATAGAGGTGAACAAGCTACATGGCTTAATACCGCATGGTGGTTAACTCCCGAACAAAAGTTAAAGATTCAGGGCCTTGCACCTGACCCGAATGTTCCTATAGAAGATTACCAAAAGTTATACATCCCTTCTGGGTTGCAGCCGTTAGATGATTTCACCAACTTACCTGTTGATGTACCGCCAGCTCTATAACAAATACCGTAAGAAATACCGGGTGATTATCAAGAAGGAACTTGATAAGCAATGCCGCCAAATACTTAACGGTGAAATACCGGATGAAGAAGGTTTGAAGCGTGCCATCCGTTCACTTCATCAGGGGGCAGGTCAGCAAATGGCTAGGTACACTTATGACAAGGTGCTGCGCAGTGCCGGGATGAAGCAAGAGTTAACTCCGCAACAAAGATGGGCGATTGTTATAAAGATGCTGCTGGAAGGTGGTTTGCAGAAGTTAACGGGTGAAATAACGGACACTACCCGTGATAATATGAGAAAAATTCTCACAAAGGGCATGCAAGAAGGTTGGAGCATCAATGACATGATGAAGGAACTTGAAAAGTTAGGCATCAATGCGTACCGGGCAGAATTAATCGCACGAACTGAAACAACACGGGCAGCAAATCAGGGAGCGTTACTTGGCGCAGTATCTACCGGACTGCAAACCGTGAAAGAATGGATTTCGGTAAACGATGATAGAACAAGGCGCATCCCACGTGATAAGTTCGACCATCTACACATGGACGGTAAACAAGTTCCTACAGATATGCCTTTCACCGTTCCAGGTATGACAAGTATTGACATCATGGAATATCCAGGTGATCCCAATGGAAGCGCAGGCAATGTATGTAACTGTAGATGCACCGTTGGATTTGAAGTTGTAAGAGATTCACAAGATAGACCCGTTGAAATTACGGGCAACCTTCGTGGGCCGGCTGGCACCATGTGGAATCTATGGAATAACTCGTTATTTTTGCAATTACAAAGTTTAATCAATGAAGCAGTATCAATGTAAGCAGGTAAAGAATGATGTGGAAGATGTGGACATGGAAAGCCGCAAGGTTAAAGCCGTGTGGGCAAGAATGGGTAATGTTGATTTGGACAATGACATCATCGCACCTGGAGCATTTACACGAACCATTGAGCAACGTGGCCCGAAAGGGAAAAACCTTGTTTGGTCATTGATTGATCATAAGGCATCCTTGAAATCCGCAATCGGTAAACCTTCCGAATTGTATGTTGAAGGTGATATGCTGATTGCGGTAACTCCAATTATTGATTCAGAAGCAGGTGATGATATACTTAAATTTTACCAAGCTAAACTAATTAATCAGCACTCTATCGGGTTCAGTACAATCAAATCAGATTCAACAACCGAAGGTGTGAGAACCATTACCGAACTAATGTTATACGAAGGTAGTGCAGTACTATGGGCAGCCAACCCTGAAACTCCAACAATCGCAATGTATAAGGGAATGGAGCCGGAGAAAGTGAAAGAAACGCTGATTGGTAGATTGGATTCACTTTACAAAGCATTTAGACACGGTACATTCACAGATGAAACGTTCCAACTATTGGAACTTGAAATAAAACAAATACAAACGGCTATATCAGAACTCACCACTCAACCCGACGCAGCGAAGCAGTCACTTGACCCGGTAGAAGATAACAAGGTTGTATTTGAGGCCCTTAAACAATTAAACAACAAATTTAAACTGTCTACAAAATGACACAAGAGCAAATCGCTGCGGAGGTGAAATCAATCGGAGATAACCTCACGCAAGTACTGGCAAACTCTGCCACTGCAAAATCCGATGCAATAGAAGCAAAATCAGTTGTTGCCGAACTTAAAAGCAAATTGGAATCAGTTGCTTCTGCTGCTGACCTTGCTGAATTTAAGAACGCAATGCAGTCTCAATTCGATGCCCTTACCACTAAGGTGAAAGCAGGCAATCCTGATCCTGCAAAATCTTTTAACGAAGCATTAGCCGAGAAATTGGATGGTCGTAACATCGAAGCCGAAATCAAAAAGAATGGCCGTGTGATAATCGAAATGCCAGAGGTTAAGACCATGACATTAGCCTCTAACCTTTCAGGTGATTCTGTTGCTACTTACAATAGCCGTCAAGCTATCCAACCTGCGCAGTTAGTAAACTTCCGTGATTATGTGCCTACCGTACAAAGCCCTACCGGACTTTATGTAACCTATCGTGAGGCTACAGGTAACGCAAACAACATCGCTGCACAGTTGGAAGGTTCATTGAAGCAAGAGAACAACTATTCTCTAACCGAGGTAAAGACTGTTAATCAGTTCATTGCCGGATTCAGCAAGTTTAGCCGTCAAATGCTTGCATCTTTGCCTTTCATGAGCCAAACGTTACCACGTTTGTTGACTCGTGATTTCTTTAAGGCAGAGAATGCCTCTTTCTTCACTTCCGTATCAGGTGCTGCCACAGGTGTAACAACTACATCTGCAACTACCAACCTCGGAGATTTGATTCAGTTGATTGGTAACCAGCGTGCTGCTGATTTCAGTCCTTCTGTAATCTTCGTTAGCAATGCTACTTATAGCACTTTGCTGATTGAATCTTTCACCAATGGTTACTACCTCGGTGCAGGTTCATTGGGTATCGGTGCAAACGGTGCTTTGAATTTAGTTGGCGTGCCTATCGTTGGCGTTAACTGGATTCCGAATGCCCGAGCATTGGTACTTGATAACTCATTCATTGAGCGTATCGAAGTGAACGGATTGAACATCGAATTGAGTCTCGAAGATCAAAACAACTTCGTGACCAACATGGTTACCGCTAGAATAGAGTGCTATGAAGCCATCAACCTGATGCTTCCTAATAGTGCCATCTACGCTACTATCTAATCAATAACGGGGGAGGGGTAAAATCTCTCCCCCTTATTTTATATGAAAAAGCGTGAACGAAAACACATACCCAAAAAAACTGCGCATCTTGTGGCACGTTCAGAGCTACTTGCCAATGGCAAAATCTGGGTCAGAATGGATGGCACACGCCATCAACAAATGGATGTTAGCAAGAGGTCACAAAGTAAAGGTGATGACCTCCGCAATGAACAATGAATACTACGAGTACGAAGGAATACAAGTATTCAACCGTACCCATGATTGGTACTTCCATCACGAATGGGCCGATATAATTTTCACACAACTAGACTTTGCGCAAGATGTAGTCAATGACTGCAAAGTAAGTAAGAAACCAGCCGTTTGGTTTGCACATAATACATTCATGTACACTTCTGTTAGGTCGAATCCACAATTAAATGTGGTTTATAATAGTAAATGGAATAGTGAGTTTTGCAAATACAACAATTCGGGCTTTATATTGCCCCCTCCCGTTGACATTGACCATTACAGAGTTGAAAAAGGGCAGGAAATAACACTAATAAACTTAAATAAGAATAAAGGTGCGGAGATGTTCTACCGTATAGCCGAAGCCATGCCACAGGAGCGATTTTTAGGCGTACAGGGCGGCTACGGGCAGCAGATATACAAAGAGTTGCCGAATGTTTCCTACATGGCCAATCAGCCCGACATTCGCAATGCGTATAGGCGCACAGGCATACTATTAATGCCATCGCAGTATGAATCATGGGGAAGGACGGCAACGGAAGCTATGGCATCTGGAATTCCCGTTATAGTGAGTGATTTGCCCGGCCTTCGTGAGAATTGTGGCGATGCTGCGATATACTGCCGACCTGACCGATTGGAGGACTGGACTGCTGCCATCAATAATGTAAGAAATAAATACGAATTTTACAGTCATAAATCGCTGCAACGGGCGAATGAACTTGAACCGGAGCAAAATTTAATAAACTTTGAACAATGGGTAATCAGTCTTACATCATAGATAGTCAGTTAACGGAGGTGAGTTATGGCGAACCTTTAACACTTGCCGAAGCAAAGTTGTATATCCGTGTTAGCCATACCTCCGAAGATGCACAGGTGGCATCGCTGATTAGTGCTGCCCGGAAAACAATCGAAGATGCTGCCGGAATATCCATCCTGACAAAGACGGTGAAAGTATGGTTTTCCAACAAAGGGGGTTCTTTCAACCTACCTTTTGGCCCGGTGATTTCCGATGTTGTGTTGTATGATGACTATACTAATACATTACTTGCTGACAAGCGAATTATCGGAGGTAATTACCCCGTTGTAAAGTTTCCTCAAATAGATACTTTGAGGGCAGAATACCAGGTAGGCATGACCCATGTTCCCGTTGCTTTGAAGTTTGCGATTCTCGATCAGGTTAACCATATGTACGAAAATCGTGGGGCAGGTGCGGAAGGTATGGGTATTTGTGAAAAGGCATGGAGAGCATGCCAACAGTTTAATAGAACAAGTCCGATACTATGAAATTAAGGAAGGGTATAAACTTTTTAGCAGCAGATTTGCTGACAGAACCAATCGAGGTCTTTGAACCTGTATTAGTTAGCGATGGTGAGGGGGGTTATTCGGTCACCCTTAATAAAACGGCTGACATTTGGGGTTTGTTTGTGCCGGAGGGGAATGACCGCACACTAATAGCAGCGGAGGTAAGTTACACGCAACAGGCGAGACTATTCGTCCGCTTCCCCCTCACCATTGATAATACCTATAAGCTAGGAATAGAAGGCAATCAGTGGACTATTCATAGTATCACGAATTTGGATAATAGGAAGGAGTATTTGGAAATATTAATATATCGGTAATTGTGGGTGCATTTCAGCTAAACATATCAGGGGTAAAGCAAGTGCAAGATGCCTTCAAGAACATGGATAAGAAGGTAACGGAAGGCATCGCAAAAGAGTTTGATGCAGCAGCACTTAACATACAAAAGGCAGCCAAAAGACGTGCGCCTGCCTTCGATGGTAAATTAAGGCAAAGTATTATAATTAGTGTTGGTAATCGTGGGCTAAATAGAACCGTATTAAGCACCGTAAAATATGCCCCTTATGTGGAGTTCGGCACACGGTCAAAGGTGCAAATTCCACCGGGATACGAAGCATTTGCAGCCCAATTCAAAGGCAGGGGAGGTGGTACATTCCGTGACTTGTTTAATGCAATGGTCAGATGGGTGAAGAAAAAGAACCTTGCACAGATTACCAATAGCTATACCGGAAGGAAAAGCACAAAGAAAGCCGATGTAAACTATTTAGCAATGTATATTGCATGGCTAATTATCAGACACGGGGTCAAAGCACAACCATTCCTGATACCTTCATTTGAGGAAGAAAAACCCAAGTTGCTCAAACGATTAAGAAACCTTTTCAAATGATAATGAAAAACCCTGCCATAGAGATTAAGAAGTGGTTAGTCAGCCAATTACAGGCCTATTCATACATTGATGTTTACGATGCTATGGTACCGGATGATGCCGATGGTGAGTATATTGTCATTTCTGCCCGTACTGCTTCACCGATTGACAATAAGACCGGGTATAGTCACGAAGTATCCGCAAACATTGACATTGTAACGAAGGGCAATGGCTTTGGCTTCAAGAGGGCAGAACAGATTGCAGAGTTAGTAATGGGCGGCATCAATTCCGATACGATTGTAACCCTTCCGGCTGGATGGGATTGCAAGAACGTAGTCATGGCATCCATCAACAACTTGGAGGACTTGGACCCGTTTGGCAATACGTTTCGTGTAATAATTCGTTATACCTTTGTAATCACTCAAACAATATAGAATATGTCTTACACTTTCGTAAATGCGAGGGATATCATCCTTCAACTTGACTTCGACCAAAACGGCTCATTTCTGCCCGTTGCGTGTCTTACTTCCAACTCAATGGAAATCACCCGTGACCCGATTGATGCTGATTCCAAATGCGGAGATTTGCAACTGCCCGGTGATTCAGTTAGTCAGACCATTTCTTGTAGTGGTCACGCTATTGACCAAGCCGGAACCGTGAGCCGTGAAAGCTATGAGCGTCTGTACTCCATGTTGCAAAACAAAGTACAATGCCCTGCAAAATTCGGCCCTGCTTCGCCAGTATCAGGTGATATCGTGTATAGTGGCAATGTATTTGTTACCTCACTTTCATTGAGTGCTGACGATAAAGATACCATGAAGTTCGATGCTGAATTTCAGGTGGCCAATGCTCCTTTAACTCAAACAAAGACATACTAATTTATGACACCATACGAATTACCAATTTCGGGAGGTGTTATCAAATTAGAGTGGGGAACATGGGCGATGCACCGCTTTTGTGAGATGAATGGCAATCTTGCCATATCAAAGCTAATGCAGTTGTATGATGGTGAGGTGTTTGCTTTCAAGCACATAATCACAATGGTTCAGGCAGCATCGGAGAGTGCAGGAACGGTGATTGATGAAAGAACTGCTGCAAGGTACATTGATGAGTCGGGGGGTGCTAATGGTGCTGCTATTGCAGGGTTTGTGAATTATACCATTAAGTCCATGATTCCCGATATACCTGCTGATAAGGAGGCGCAAGAGGAAAAAAAAAGTTAAGGGAAAAGACGTGGGATGAGATTATAGTTCTCGCCTTGGAAGTTGGCCTAACCATTGAGCAGTTTTGGCGGCTTACTTGGCGAGAATTTTTATTGTATAGGAAAGGGTATGAAGCAAGGCAGTTGGCGGAATGGCAAAGGACACGGTTGATAGCTTATGTGATCTACTGCACGAACACGGAAACGAAGGGCAGAAAAGATATAACAGAGTTCTTACCTTTGTCAACGGATGAAAAGCCGGACAGAGGGGAAAAATTAACACAGGAGCAATTCATCGAAAACATGAAGAAACTATCACAAGCACTATAGCATGGCAGAAGAATCATTGCGGATAACGATAACGGCAGATAATAAGGATGCCGTAAAGAAGATACAGGATACTATTCTTGCGCTTGATGGTGTAGAGAAAGCAGGGAAATCAGCAGGTGGTGCTACTCAAAAGTTAGGCAAAGACTTCACAGGTATCAGCCGTGTCATTCAAGATTTACCATATGGTTTTAATGCTATCGCCAACAACTTAACGCAGTTGGTGCCGGCTGCTGGTGCTGCTGGACTTGCTTTCAGTGCGTTGGTGGCAGGGTTATCATTTGCTCAAATAGGGTTATCGAATTGGACAAGGGGAAGTAAGGATAGCAATGAAACAACAAAAGAAGTAACTAAAAACCTAACTAATTTTTATACCAATCTTCAAGAAGTTAAGACTGCTTTTGATACTGCCCGTGGTGGTGCAATGAGTAAGACTAAAGCACTTGAAGAATACAATGACAAGTTAGGTGCAACTATTGGATACGCTACATCATTAGAAGAAGCAGAAAAATTACTTGCAGCCAATACAGAAAAGGTTATTAAGGCCCTGATGTTAAGAACACAGGCACAGGTAATGTATGGTGAAGCAGCGAAAAACTCTGCAAAAATTGTTAGTGGTGAATTAGCGACATTCGATGTGGATGGTGAATCATTTAAGGAATTAGTAAAGAGTTTTTTTACGGGGGCAAATGCAATTGATGTATTCAAAAGAAGAACGATTGAATCAACAGATGCAGTAAGCAGGTTAAATGCAGAGGGTAATAAATTAATACAACAAGCAATTGGAATTGAAAAAGGTTTAGCAGGGTCAAGAGAAAAAGCAACGGGCGGGGGAAAGGGTAAAACACCTGTAACAGATGCCAAAGATTTAAACAAGGAACTTGAAGCACAAATAGCAATATATCTCCGTTTGCGAGATGCCCGTATTCGTGCTACAGGTCAGGGCGCATTAGGTACTATAATGCCCGAAAGAGATAAGGCGAAAGACTTAACCAATCTGAAACTCACTACCGATGGTAACTCTGCACTCAATCAGGTATTGCTTGTACAATCCCAATTGCAAGACCAACGCAATCAAAATTTAGCCATCGCCAACGGCCTTACTGATATGGCTATGAATAGCATTAGCGGACTTGTTAACGCTATGGCAAACGGGCAAAATATCGGTCAAGCGTTGGGTGATATGTTTAAGCGGTTAGCGGTTGACATCGCACTAGCAGCAGCGAAGGCGGCAATATTTCAGGCGATACTTGGGGCCGTTACTGGTGGTGGAAGTGCAGCCGGGGGAAGTGCGTTTATGAAAGGGTTCGGCAAGATGCTCGGATTCTCCGAAGGTGGAACGGTATCCGGCCCTAAATCCGGGTATCCCGTAATGTTACACGGCACAGAGCATATTGTTCGGCCCGATCAGATGCGGTCAATTATCGCATCCGCATCGCAAATGGGAGGGGGTAATAGCAGGGTGATAGTGGAGGGAAGGATATCCGGTCAGGACATTTGGTTGAGTCAGCAGCGTACATCTGTTTATAGGGGGTTAACTACTTAATATGGCGTGTAATAAACTAACAATAACAGTTTCAAGTACAGATATAGCTGCTGCATCTGATGGATTTGTATATTTTGAATTTCAAACGTGCCAAGGTGAAATTGTAACATTTGCTTACAATGAAGTAAGAACTAATTATGTCACAGGGTACAATTACGAAACTGCATATACCCCACAGATATACATTTTTGCACCAAATAAACAAGCAGCTACAGGCGGCTCGTCTGTAACATCTGGAATTATAGCAGGTGCAACAACAACACCATACGAAACTGCTTCTCTGCTTGTTCCTCCGGCATACGGTAAAAAATATACCCTATCCGCCATAGGGAAGTCAGGGCATACCTTTACTGCTGAAATTTGGGAGAAAGGTTATTCGGGGAGCGTGTATTCAGTAGGTACAGGGCCGGAGCCGTTTGTAATGAATTGTAATGCTTCCGGCGATGACCAATTCCAACCGATACTACCTACCACATTTACGATACAAGCGGACTTCACTTCATTTACAGGCCCATTACCCGACTTTACTACAACGGATGACAGAAAGTATCATGTGAAATTTTATGCTAATGGTACGTCTTATTTCATTTGGCAAGGGTTTATATTATTCGATACCGTTTCATTGCCTTTCACTACTGGAAGAAACTTTATAACCCTTAATTGCATTGATGGGATTGGGATGCTGAAAAGTATTGCATATATTCCATCAACAGGAGATATTAACGAACTTGAAACGATACAAAAGATAATTAACAATTGTTTAATGAATATCTATCTTCCTGATGGATATACATTCAATTCATCAGTTAATTATTATCTACCAGTTGCAATGAGCGAAAGTACAAGCACTATAAGGCAATTGTATTTAGCACCTGCAATATTCCTTAAAAGCTCAACAACATATCCAAGTTGCTATGAAGTATTAGAAAGGATTTGTGAGTCTTTCGGAGTGCAATTATATCAATCAAATGGGCAATGGTGGCTTACTTCGGTAAATGAAAAGGCATCTGATAGTATCAGGGTATTCACTACAAATTGGAAGTTAGTTGCTGATACTTTAAGCACAAAGAATATTAAGTATGATATAAAGCCATACCAAAACGATACATTAACACCGTTCTACTTTATAAATAATGGGCAAGTTAAAATATTAAAAAAAGGGTATAATAGTATTCAAATAACAGGTGATATTAAATTTCCTGAAAATACAATAGCTAATGGAGATTTGTCAAGATTAGATTCGTCTGGTGAGCCAATATATTGGACAAAGTCTTTAGGAGTTAGTGGTATTTATGATAGAGTTGTTGTTGATAATTTCACTTGCCAAAGAATTGTAGCGGGAACGGTAGCAAGTACTTTAATTTGTGATAGACCAGGCAAGGTGCAACAAAACGAGGAAATAGATTTGACTTTTGTTTATGGCGCAACCTATAACAATGTAAATGACTTGTTAAGAATATTTATTCGTATTGATGTTGGGGGTGGAAACTTTTGGAATTACAGGAAAAACAATGACGAACCTTATTGGGTTTATAATGATAGCGCTGCTTATTATGGAGCGCCACAAAACTCTGACAGGATAAAAGAAACAAATATAAAGACATTAGCAGCCCCGGCAAGTGGAACACTCGTAATATATTTTAATGTTAGAGCAACCGAGGTAAATGCCCTGTATCTTGCATCTGTAACAAGGAAATCATCATATCCTGTAACCAGTAGAGTTATTTATAATGATGTAACACCTACACCTTACAAAAAAGAAGTTAAAGTGTTACTTGGTTTGCCATTCCCAGCCAATGGAGTTAATCAAACTCAATCAATATACATTAATACAAATTATGAAATTTTTGCAGATGTTTACAGGTTCGGGGCATCTACTACACTATACACAAATTTAGGTACCTTATTATTTAACCAATATTTTAACTGCATATCAAAGCCACAAATAAATATGCAGTTTAGTCAGTATAACTTATTCAATAATACTGAATTTATAGGGCTGCTTAATACAATGGCAATAACTGACCCGTCCCCTACTTTGTCCGTCAATGACAACAGGTATATTTTCGGTGCATCGCAATTTAATTTCGTAAGTAATACCATAGAAGCAACTGCCCTACAAATTAGGGATGAAATATTACCATACACCCTTATAGACCCGGCTAACCCTGCATTATTGCCTCCAAGTTGCAAACGCTATACAAATACTTCACCATTTAACTGGACAGGTGGGTATCAGAAATGCGATGGAACTTGGTTATACAATGTAACTTTGAC